ATGGTTATCCTGTACGGCAGTTATGCCCGGAATACCCATGTCGATTACGACCAGCGCATCGAGTTCGGCGTACCGACCTACTTTATGAGCGATTACGACATACTGATCCTGACGCGCAAGCCAATCGGGGCGATTGAGTATTCGCTGTATGACAAAATTGCCGACGCTTTTTTTCAGCACAAGAACAGACCTTTCCATACCAAGCCCCAATTTATCAATTACGGGATAGACGACTTCAACTATGCGCTCTCAAAAGCCCACTATTTCGAAACGGAGATAAAACGACAGGGAATTATTCTGTATGATTCGGGTGAATACAAGTTGGCCCGCCGCCGCAAGTTGAATTTCGACGAGATTCAGGAGCGGGCGCAGAAATATTATGATGACAA